ATGCTGTGGCATCAATTGGTAACGGTAAGCCAGTAAATCCGACAAATGGACAGTTGCACTATGATGAACTTATTCCAGGGCTTTTTATTTACAAATCAGCTACTACAAGCTGGATTGCGATTTAATTGCGGTGCCCAGTATTCAAGATATGGTCTAAAATCCGATCTAACTTGTTATGCACGGCTTGAATTTCGCGAAGAAAGTCCTCTTTTAGGACGTAGTCGTGTATAACTCGGTCTTGAAAATTATCAAGATCTTGCTCAAGAGCTTCAAATCTACGTTCAATTTTTTTATTAAAGTTGGCTAACGCTCTATTAAGTCCAGCAAACGCGCCTGCAGCACCCGATAGAATAGCTAAAATTAATTCGGGTGTCATCCCACCAGTCTTTTTTTACTATTCTAAGGGATTTAACGATTTAGAATACAATCAAGATAAGAACAAAAATGAGCACCGGTTACGAACCAAATATTGAAGGTGCCATTGCGGTTCTTGTTGATTTGATGCAAGGAAATGGCTTCACAATGACACGAGAACCGTATGCCCCTAATTATCGTGGATTGGTAGATGCCCTGATTGATTTAAAAGAGGGATTTCCTACTTTTGTTCCATTTCGTGTTGGATTTAACGCGGAAGTTTTTGAAAATGTCTCTCAAGGGGAGGCTTTATACCTAAGAACCACCGACGGCCTTGCTGGTAGAGCCATTGCAAGCGGTACATTGGATCAGGCTTACGTTGTAGGCTTTGCAGATACAACAAAAAGCACTGGCGAAATTGTAAAAATTTTAGTCACAGGTGTTGAAGCAATTTCTGGTTTAGATGCTGGAGATCATTACTTCTTATCTGCTGCATCTGCTGGCACCATCACCACTACTGTTCCGAATACGCCAGGTCAGTATGTCGTTAGAGTTGGAGAAGCTGTATCAACCAGTGAATTTTCCATTCAATTAGAACCCCCCGTGCTTCTTAGTTAATATGGCCACGAAAAAAGCAATTGTACTAGTTGGGGGACTCTTTCAAGAGTTAAATACCCCTACAGACAAACTAGATTTTGCTGGCAACACGACAACTGATCTTGCTGAGGGCACAAATCTATATTACACAGATACCAGAGCACGGCAGTCTATCTCTGTCACTGATTCTGGCGGTGACGGATCGTTAAGTTACAATAATTCGAACGGCGTAATTACGTATACCGGCCCATCTGCCACAGAAGTTCGGGCACATTTTAGTGCAGGGAACAGCGGTTCTGGTTTTGGTAGTCTGTCGTACGACAACAGCACAGGTGTATTTACCTTTAGTGTTGTAACTGCTTCTAATATTCGACAACAAATCTCAGTTACAGATACTGGAGGCGATGGATCATTATCGTACGACAATAGTACTGGAGTAATTACTTACACTGGTCCTAGTGCTGCTGATGTACGAGCTCACTTCAGTGTTGCAACTGGCTCTGGTCTTACGTACAACAGTACTACCGGCGAGTTTGGGACTAATGCTATTCCCAACGCTCAATTAGCAAATAGCAGCGTCACCGTTGGCAGTACTTCTATTTCGTTAGGTGCCACGGCAACAACACTTGATGGTCTAACTGCAGTAACAAGCTCTGCAATTAACGTCGGTACTGTTGGTACTGCAAACTCCATTATTCTTGACAGCTCTGGCATCACGTTTGAGGGAAGCGGTGTTGATACTTTTGAAACAACACTTTCTGTTGTAAATCCAACTGCTGATCGAGCAATTGTGTTCCCAGATGCAGCTGGTACGGTTGCGCTACTGACTAGTTTATCTGTAGCTGCAGGTTCTGGTCTTACGTACAACAATACTACCGGCGAGTTCGGTACAAGTAACATTCCAAATAGCCAGCTTCAGAATAGTTCAGTAACCATCGGCTCAACTGCAGTTGCACTGGGCAGTACTGTTACCACAATTGCTGGGCTTTTATCTCTTACCTCCTCTGCTCTTATTACGGATGATAACGGGTTTCGAGTTCGAGACAATTCAGACGCAACAAAACAATTGGCATTTGAATGCTCTGGCATCTCAACCACAACAACTCGTACAATGACGGTACCAGATGAAAATGGTACGATTTCCACTCAAGATTTTGCAACGGCAATTGCAATTGCATTAGGATAGAATCATGGCAACGCAAGTACAATTCCGGCGCGGAACTTCAGCGGAAACAGCGACTTTTACAGGTGCTGTAGGAGAAGTTACTGTTGATCTTACAAAGCATACTTGTGTTGTTCATGATGCTTTGCAAGTTGGAGGATACCCCCTTCTTCTTGAAAATGGGACAAATAGTGCATTCTCATTAGGATCTTTAAGTAGTTGCGCTTTAAAATTTGCCGGAGATCCAAACACAGGTATCATTAGCACTGGCGCCGATCAAATTGCACTTGTGACAGGAGGTGTTGCTAGGCTTACAATAGATTCATCTGGATCGGTTACCATCCCTGGCAACGTTTCCATCACTGGTGGTTTAACTGTGACAGGGGCCTTTAATTCCACTGAAAACCTTGCACTTATTGTTGCCCTAAGCTGATATGGCCAATACTTTTAAAATCGAAACCAAATCAAGCTTGGTTACCGATGCAGTCAGCAACACAACAACTAATGTTTTAAGTGCAGGTGCGACTGCAACGATTATTGTCTTAAGTGTTCTTGTTTCGAATAAGACCGGTACAAGTTCTAATGTTGATGTATATTTAGTCACTAATACCGGTGATGATGTTTATTTGATTCGAAATGCTCCGGTCCCTGCTGGATCTTCTCTTGAGCTTATCAGCGGTAACAAGGTCATTATGGAGTCTAGTGATGTTTTGCGGGCACGTAGTGATACTTCTGCTGCATTAGATATTGCCGTCAGCTACCTTGAGCAGACCCCTTAATTATGGGCCTAACCGGCAATCAAACTGCAACTGCGTTTTTGTCTGCTTTAAATCAATTTAAAGCAGAGATTGCGCAAGAACTTGAAAAAATTAATAATAAACTTGAAATCTTAGAATGTCGAATTTTTGAAGAAGCTGTTTTAAATTTACAAGATGATGATTGGGAGTCAATTCGTTTAAAGAGAAACTATTTGTTAAAATCGACAGACTGGGTAATGACCCCTGGATCAACAATCAACCCAGCAGCCTGGGCGGAATATCGTCAGTTCTTAAGAGACTTACCACAAAGGTACGAGGGAATTGAACCTTCCGAGGTCGTATGGCCGGTAAAACCATCTCTTGATGGGCCAAACACAAGTCAGTTAGAATAATTCAATAGAGATTACAAGCTAAAACGGTGCCGTATTTAGGGAACGATCTACAAGTTGCGCAACCTTCGTATCGCAACATTGATGATATCAGTGGTTCTTTTAATAGTTCAACGACATCTTTTCCTTTATTGGTAAGTGGTGCCGCTCCAGTTCCATTTCCAATCAATTCCAACCAATGTTTAATTTCTGTTGCGGGTGTCGTTCAACGACCCGATGACAGCGGTACCGAAGGATTTCGGATCAGTGGGGGAAATATTATCTTCAGCTCAGCTCCGAGTACAGGGGCGGACTTTTTTGGTGTAATTCTGGCTGGCGCTGATTACGTTAATGTCGGCGCTAATTTTCCAAGTGGTTCAGCTGCAGTTCCGAGCATTACGTTCGATTCGGATTTAGATACTGGTATTTACAATTCAGCTGCTAATCAGGTTTCTATTACAACGGCTGGAACTGAAAGATTACGCATTGATTCTGCTGGTCAAATTGAAGCTGTTTCTCTCGGTACGGCTGCAGCTCCTAGTTTCAGTTTTACAACTGATCCGAACACCGGCATTTATTCCCCTGGTGCAGACCAAGTAGCCATCTCAACTAATGGCACGGGGCGATTGTTTGTCGATGCGAGTGGGAAGGTTGGCATTAACATTTCGTCGCCGGATGGCACCACCCATGTCCATACAGCTACCGCTGGAGCTGTTACTGCAAACACTTCGGCAGATGATCTTGTCGTTGAGAACAGTGGCGCAGGTGGTATTTCAATACTCACTCCTGACGCTAATAACGGTTCAATCTTTTTTGGCACACCATCAGACGCCGCTGGTGCAGCTATTCGATGGAATTACAGCACAGGTGAATTTGGAATCGGACCTGACAAAGTTGGTGGTTATCTAAGGTTCAATTCCGATGATGGCACCGAGCGGATGCGCCTGGACTCGTCAGGTCGCCTTTTAGTTGGCACGTCTACTGCCACTAATAATCTTCGCCTTGACGAGAAATTTGCGATTGTTGGAACAACTGCTAATTATCCAGGGATGGCAATAACTGGATATACGGGAGGAGCCGGTGGCACAGATTATTCTCCACTAATTGAGCTTAAACGCTCACGTGGCACAACAGATGGCAGTTTTACAAAAGTAGAAAGTGGAGACGCCCTTGGGAAAATTATGTTCCTTGGAGCTGATGGCAGTTCATGGGCAGCCGGTGCGTACATTGAAGCTTTTGTAGACGGCGCCACTTCTGCAGGCGACCTTCCAACTCGCCTAGTGTTCTCCACATGCGCCGACGGAGCAAGCAGCCCGACGGAGCGGATGAGAATTAACAACCTTGGAGCGCTTAAGGCGACGACAACTGGAAGTGTAATTACCTCTGCCAGTTCCACTCATGAGTTCACGAATGGCAACGCTAGTGAAGAGTACGCCGTAAGAATCAGGCAATCGTCTGCATCAGGAAATCTATATCCCCTTCTGGTTGAAATGTCAGCTCAGGCGCCAAACAACGCGACTTCTGTATTCATCAATTGCGGTGACTCTGGTACAACTCGACTTGCGTTGCGTAGTAACGGCGGCCTCGCCAACTACAGCGCCAACAACGTTAACCTTTCCGACATCAACACCAAAAAGGACATCAGTCCGGCTGCCGACACTTGGGACTGTCTTAAGCAATGGGAGATCGTCAACTTCCGCTATAAGGATCAGCCCGACAACGCTGACTTAAACATGGGTGTCATTGCTCAGCAGGTTGCTGAGAGCTGCCCAGAAGTGATCACGGTGTTCCAGGAGGCCAAGGAGGCTACCGATACGGAGCCAGCTCAAGAGGAGCGGCTCGGCGTCAAGGATCAGCAGATGATGTGGATGGCCATCAAAGCACTGCA